TCCCTAGTTACCAACCACTAATCTAGGTCCGCCAATAAACCCTGCGGGTTTTATGTCTGACGAGATTCAAGCTCAGGAGCCTGCGGCACCTGGAGCCGAACAAGAGATTGCTTCGCTGCAAAAGCGGCTAGAAGCAATGGACAAGAAGAACGCTCAACTGCTCGACGAATACAAAAAAGCAGTTGATCGAGCAAAGGCAGTTCCTGATGGCGTTGACATCGAAGAACTGATTCAGTTCAAAAGACAAGCCGAACAGCAGGAACTCGAATCCCAGGGGAAATACTCCGAAGCGAGGCAGGCTCTGGAGCAGCAGTTCCGTGAGGCGACGGCGGAGAAGGACAAGCGCATCGCAGAGCTAGAGCAGCGTGTTCGAGAGCTTGAGCTGCTGACGCCTGCTGTTAGCGCCTTAGCAGACATCGTGCATGATCCTGATCTGATTATGAAGACGAAGCTGTCGCCGGATCAGATCGAGCGCGAGCCCGATGGCACGGTTGTAGTCGTTGATGGCTATCAGCGCACTCCGGTCCAGGAATGGGCGAAGACTCTGCCTACTTGGATGCAGAAGCAGCCGAAGCCCCAGGGCAGCGGCGCACCTATCGGACGCAGCTCCGGCGAGATCCCCGCTGGCGTTGCTAATCCGTTCCTTCCTGAGAGTTACAACCTGACCGAACAATCACGACTGTTTAAGACTGACCGTGATTTATACGAAAGGCTGAAAGCACAAGCAGCACGTTAAACTTCCAGCAAACCGGCTGCGCTGGTATTAGGGCTGCGCCCGTTCTGTAAAAACACTTTTGGACTTAAACGATGGCGACTCTCCGGTCGGACATCATCGTTCCTGAGGTATTTACGCCTTACGTCATTGAGCAGACCACTCAGCGCGATGCCTTCCTGGCTAGCGGTGTTGTGCGCCCGATGGCTGAGCTGAATGCCACCGAGGGCGGTGACTTCATCAATGTGCCTTTTTGGAAGGCAAACCTGTCTGGTGACTTTGAAGTGCTGTCTGACAGTTCTTCTCTGACCCCCGGCAAAATCACTGCTGACAAGCAGGTTGGCGTCATTCTTCACCGTGGTCGCGCCTTTGAGGCTCGTGACCTTGCTGCACTTGCAGCTGGTAGCGATCCGATGGCTGCTATCGGTGCCAAGGTTGCTGACTACGTTGCCAACCAGCGTCAGAAGGATCTGCTGTCCTGCCTCAAGGGTGTGTTCGGCACCCTGGGCACCACCAGCTCTTCCGCTGCCTTCTTTGGTCTGACCATTGATGGCGAGTCTGGTGACACCCCCACCGTGCTCAGCCCACGCCACGTTGCTGAAGCTCGCTCCCTGCTGGGCGATCAAGGCGACAAGCTGGCTGCCGTTTGTATGCACTCCAAGGTCTATTACGACCTTGTCGAGCGCCGTGCGATCGACTATGTGAGCACTGCCGATGCTCGCGGCACCAGCACCACCCAATCCGGTGGTTCGATGGTCGCTGCTTTCGGCAACCCCACTGTCCCGACCTACATGGGTCTGCGGGTCATCGTTTCTGATGACGTGCAAACCGAGGGCAGCGGTGCTTCGTCCGAATACGCAACGTACTTCTTCACCGAAGGCGCTGTGGCTAGCGGCGAGCAAATGGCAATGCAGACAGAGACCGATCGTGACATCCTCGCTAAGAGCGATGCCATGTCGATCGACCTGCACTATTGCTACCACCCTGTTGGCTCGAAGTGGGCGGTGACTACCACCAACCCCACCCGTGCTCAGCTTGAGACCGTCTCCAACTGGAGCAAGGTTTATGAGCTGAAGAACCTCGGCATCGTTCGTGCCACGAATACCTCCAACTTTGACTGATAGGAGGAACTAACCATGGCATCTTCTTTCGAGGTTTCTGCTGGTAAGGCAATCGGCTACGTCTCTGGCGGCGCCGTAACCCAAGCAACCAGCAAGTCCACTGGCGTAACCCTGAACAAGGTTTGCGGTCAGATCACCATGCACGATGCTGCTCTTGCAGCTGGTGCTGAGGTCTCCTTTACGGTGACCTGTAGCGAAGTCGCCGCAAGCGACATCGTTCTGGTGAACCACAGCTCTGCTGGCACCGCTGGTTCTTACCTGGTGCAAGCAAACAGCATCGCCGCTGGATCCTTCGCAATCACCGTTAGCAATGCTTCGGCTGGTTCGTTGGGTGAAGCGATTGTGCTGAGCTACGCCATCTTCAAGGCTGCTGCCTCCTGACGATGGGGTTGTTCGCTTTTAGGCGAGCACGGGAACTTGAGGCTGTTGCTACGGCGGCAGCCTCTGCCCCTCCCGAGCTTGTAACTGATAAACCTTCCGAGACGCCCGATGGCAATCTCAATCGACGCAACAGTCGGGGGCGCAAGCGCAAACAGCTACCTGACCCTGAGTGACGCTAACGCGATCATCGACGGCTTAGTCCAGGATGATGACGTAGCTGCTTGGGCGTCTGCTACGGACGATCAGAAGAATCGTGCCTTGTACACCGCTACCCAGCGGATTGATCGTGAACGCTTTTTAGGTGCCCGTGCGACTGATACGCAGTCTCTCCAGTGGCCGCGCACTGGGGTCCGAAAGCCAGACACCTACATCAATACTTACTCGGTTGGTTTTCCGTTTCGTATTACGACTGACTACTTTACGGACACCGAGATCCCGGATCAGGTCAAGAAGGCGCAGGCGGTTTTGGCGGTCTACCTGAACAACAACAAAGACGGTCTGGGTTTAAGCGGGCTTGAGGACTACAAGAACGTCAAGATCGGCAACCTGGACGTTACGCCTAACACCTATGGCGCAACTGGTGCTGATCGGATCCCGCCGATGGTAGAGCGTTATTTCACCGGGCTTAGAATCAGTGGACCTGGCAACATCGCTGTTAAGCGGAGCTGATTCATGGGTTACGCCTACCCCGGTGCTGAGTTCATCGACGACACCAGCGCCCATGCCGGGCGGTTCGGGAAGATCGTTGCCCTTGAGGACTCGGTGATTGCCAGCCTGTCGGCTGAGGATTACACCGGCAATACCCTCTCAGCGATCCCCTTAAAGGCAAGCTGCGAGATGTATGGGGTCTTTACTAGCGTCACGCTGACCAGCGGCACTGTCGTCGCCTACAGGCTCTGATCATGCATAGAAGCGTTCAGATTGACCCGAGCTACAGCATTGGCGCTGATTTCGTCAGCAACACGACTGCGCGAACTGGGCGCTGGAACAAGATCTCGATCCTGAAGAACAACACCAGCTTCAGTGCGCTTACGGCGCAGAACTGGACCGGCAACAGCTTGGTCGGTGAGTCGCTACCTGCTGGGTTTGTAATCCAGGGAGTTTTTACTGGTTTCACGCTTAACAGCGGCGGCGCTGTAATCGCCTACAAGATCTGACATGGCAAAAGCAGGCTCAGAGATCTCCGGCATTGACTACGCGATCGGCGCGGAAGTCATCAATGATACGGAGACGCATACTGGCACTTTTATTCAGGTTGACTTTTACGAAAACAGCACGATCGACTCGATCGTCAGCACAAACATCATTAACGACAGCTTCAGTGGCGTCAGCGTTGACCAGGGCGCTCATATCGCGGGATACATCACCAGCATCACGCTCCAGAATGGGGCGTGTATTGCGTATCGAATCTGATGGTGCTTTCTAGCTCGCTACGCAAGGTTGCCAGCCAGGTCGTTAGCAAGTTCGGTGGCGATGTAACCGTTCGGATCGTGACCGGCGGCAGCTACAACACGATGACAGGCGCAATCACTGAAAGCGAGTCAGACTTCACGGTCAAAGGCGTCCTGTCTGACGTCAGCCTGAGAGAGGTCAACGAGCTGATCCAGGCAGGCGACAAGCGCTTGCTGATCGCGGCTGCTGCTGTTAGCACCGCGCCTGAGACCAAGGATCGGGTCGTCATCAGCAGCGTTGTTCACCAGGTCATTCAGGTGAACATCACGGAGCAGGCGAACACGGCGATTGTCTACGAACTGATCCTGAGGGCTTAACGATGCCACGCCAGATCCGCCTAGATCAGATCCCGGACCTGATGGACGATCAGGTTAAAAAGCTAGTCAAGCGCACGACGCTGCAATGGCATGCAGAGTTAAAGCTCCGTCAGCCACCTGTCGGAACGCCTGTTGACACCGGGCGATTGATCAAGGGCTGGCAGGTCAATACAGATAATCCTTACCAAGGCGTTGTCTTTAACAACGTCGAGTACGCCGAGGCAGTTTGCTACGGCACTAACCTCCCGCCATCGTGGGGTGGTAAGTACCGCACCAGGCAGGGCACTAAGCCGGGCTTCCCCGATCTGATCGGCAAAGAGCTTGAGGCTTATGTAGTCAAAGAATGGCGCAGCATCATCGCTGAAGACTGATGGCAGCAATCAACCTCAATACGGTTCGCGCCACCATCGAAGCGCGATTAGCAACCGAGCTAGCGGAAAGCCCTGCCATCCCCGTGGTCTTTCACAACATGGCGTTTGAGCCGACACCGGCGTCTAGCTGGGTGCAATGCTTAACAACCTTCGGCGCCAACGAGTACCTCAGCCAGGGCGGGACTAGCAACTCGCAGAACAGGATCTTCGGGCTAGTCGTTTTCAATATCTTCTCGGCTCCCGGTGTTGGTCCTGGTGCTAACTACACCATCGGGAAAAGAATCCGCGATCTCTACAATAGGGTCAACGTGTCGGGGGTTTTCTTCGACGCTCCAACAGGTCCAGAGGCTCTGGCTTCACC